GCCGTGGCGGCCAGCATCCGCGAGTTCGGCTTCCGCCAGCCCATCGTGGTGGACACCGACGGCGTCATCGTCGTGGGCCATACCCGGTGGAAGGCAGCGAAGAAGCTGGGCCTTGAGTTCGTGCCGGTCCACGTAGCCACGGACCTGACGCCTGAGCAGGCCAAGGCGTATCGCTTGGCGGACAACCGAGTGGCGGACCTGGCGACCTGGGACTATGACCTCCTGCCCATCGAACTCAAGGACCTCCAGGCGGCCGACTTCGACCTCGCGCTCCTGGGGTTCGACGACGACGAATTGGCCGGCCTCCTCGACCCCGGTGTGAAAGACGGTCTGACGGACCCGGACGACGTGCCTGAGCCGCCCGACGAGGCGGTCACGCAGCCGGGCGACCTGTGGATTCTAGGCGACCATCGCCTGCTCTGTGGCGATGCCGGCAGCACGGAGGACGTGGACCGGGTGCTCGATGGCGCCGGCATCCACCTCGTGAACACCGACCCGCCTTACAACGTCCGCGTCGAGCCACGGTCCAGCACCGCCATCGCCGCCGGCCAGAGTTCGTACCCGGACCTCTCGCGCAAGATGCACCACCAGGGGTTTGACGTCGCCCGTGGCGTGACGGACCCGAAGAAGGCCCGGAAGAAGATGCGGCCGAAGGACCGGCCGCTCGAGAACGATTTCCTCTCCGCCGAGGACTTCGAGCGGCTGCTGCTGGCCTGGTTCGGCCAGGTGGCCCGCGTGCTGGAACCGGGCCGCTCGTTTTTCATCTGGGGCGGGTACGCGAACCTGGGCAACTACCCGCCCGCCCTGAAGGCCTCAGGGCTCTACTTCTCACAGGGCATCGTCTGGGACAAGCAGCACCCGGTCCTCACGCGCAAGGACTTCATGGGGGCGTTTGAACTGGCGTTCTATGGATGGCGAGAAGGCGCAGGGCACAAGTTCTTCGGCCCGAACAACGCCACCGACCTCTGGCACGTGAAGAAGGTGAACCCGGCCGCGATGGTCCACCTGACGGAGAAACCGGTGGAGTTGGCCGTGCGGGCCATCCAGTACTCGTCGCGGTCGGGCGAGAACGTGTTGGACCTCTTCGGCGGGTCGGGATCGACCCTCATCGGGTGCGAGCAGACGGGGCGGAAGGCCTACCTGATGGAGATGGACGCCCTGTACTGCGACGTCATCGTCCAGCGGTTCGAGCAGTTCACGGGGCAGAAGGCCGAGCGGCAGCAGGCAGTGGCGGCGGAGGGAAAAGCGTGAGGATTGCCCGGGTATTTCCGCGTCGCACGAGCGCCACGCCGGACGACCCGCTCGCCTTCGTGGGCGAGCCGCCGCTCTTCCTGCCGGAGGTGGACGAGGTGCATGTCTCGTGCACCTTCACCTGGGACCGCCCGGAAGCGGAGCATCTGGCGAAGGCATGGGCCGCTCAAGGCTACAAGGTCCGCCTCGGTGGGCCGGCCTACGGGTCGCCGGCGGAGGATTTCACACCCGGCTTGTACGTCCAACGCGGGGTGACGATCACGAGCCGGGGCTGCATTCGGCGGTGCCCGTTCTGCTTCGTGCCGACGAGGGAAGGACCCTTGCGCCTGCTGGATATCAGACCCGGCTGGGACATCCTCGACAACAACCTGCTGGCGTGTCCACGCCGCCACGTCGAGGCCGTCCTGGACATGCTCGAAGCGCAGCCGAAGGCCGCACGGTTCACGGGCGGCATCGACGCCCGGCTATGTCGGCCGTGGTTCGCGAGGCGGCTGGGCCGGATGCGGGTGCAGATTCTCTACACGGCCTATGACCAGCCCGCCCAGCGACCGCACGTCGAACGGACCATCAAGACGCTGCGCGACGCAGGTCTCACGCAGCGGCAGGTCGGCTGCTACGTCCTCGTCGGATACGAGGGCGACACGCTGGTGCAGGCCGAGGAGCGCCTGGAGTGGGTCTTCCAGACGGGCGGAATGCCGTTCGCCATGTACTTTCGACCGCCGGATGAGCGGCGGCTTCGCATTCCACCGGCGTGGCGACGGTTCGTCAGGAAGTGGACCCGCCCGGCATGCATCTTCGCGAGCCACGAGGGTGCTGCCGGTGTGAAGGCCGAGCAGTTGGAGTTCCCGAAGAGCACGCCGGTAGGAACCGGCGTGCAGGAGGATACGTGATGTGGTGCCTACAGGGCCGTGACCTCGAAGTCCCACACCCACACCGTGCCGTCATCGTGTTGGGCATCCTTGGGTGTCTGGCCGGCGGTCACCTCGACGCGGTAAAGCCAGCCGTCGTCCCATGTGGCCTTCGTGATACGGGCGTCGCACTCCTCGACGAAGTGGTCGCTGCGGACATGGACGCGGGTGCCGTTCTTCAGCCGCGGTGGGCGGGTCTTCGTCGCTGCCATGGCTCAGGCCTCCTTCCTGGCCAGGGCGAACTTGCCGCGGCCGACCTTCTTGAACCGCGCGTCCTTGCCCTTCTTGGCCACCTCACGGATGATGGCCGAGTAGAGCGTCGCGGCGGGCGTCTTGCCCTTCGTCTGCCACAGGCCCTTGGCGAGCATCTGCTCCACCATCTCCTTGCAGGTCATCGGCTTCTTGGCTTCGCCGAGGACCTTGACGGCCGCGTCGAGGGCGCTGGTCTTCTTGGGCTTCGCAGCGCTGCGCTTCGCGGTCGTCGCCTTCTTCCGAATTTGCTGGTTCTTCGCCATGGTTCCGTCTCCTTTTGCTGTTGCGCCCGGGACTCAGTTCCCAGGCTTGTAGGTGTGGCTGCAGGTTTGGCACTGGACCCAGGCACCGTCATCGTCCCAGACCAGGCAATCGGTGCGGTCTTCACCGCAGGCCGGGCACGCGTCTTCCGGGGCGACATGCGCTTCGTCCTCCTCCTCGGCCAGGATGGCCTCGGCATCGCGCTCGAGGTCGGCCATGACCTTCGACAACGGCATCGCGCAGGCCCGGGCGAGGCGCCGGACTCGGCGGTGCCACCAAGTCGCTTTGCCCGAGGCCACCCACCCGGCCGTCTTCCAGGCGGCCAGGGCGTGAGCGAGCCTCTCGCGTTCGGCCAGTGCGTCGTAGGTCGTGTTCATCGTCGTCTCCTCCTGTATTCGCGTCCTCACACACACAGGGGCATGCTTTCGGCCGGAAAGCAAGGCGAAATCATGGATTTTCCTGCATAATTCTTCGAGGTGCCCGGATGGCCGATGACGGCCCAGAAATGGCGAAAACGCTGAACCCGGCAGCCCTGACAGTCGCCGATGCCGCCAGGATTCTCACGGCCGCCGGCGGCGGGGCCGTCACCGCGGAGATGATCCAGGCCGACTTGGACGCCGGCGCGCCCACGAACGCCGACGGGACCATCAACCTGGTGCACTACACGGCGTGGCTCGCGAGGGAGGTGACCTCCGGTGAAGGTTGACCCGCGCAACTTGCGGCCCGCCGAACTCGTGCGGCTACTGAACTCGACGCCTCTGGGCGAGGTCCTGCGGCCACACATCCTGTACCGTCACCGTGACCGGGCCGGGTTTCACATCGGCGACGGCCGGCACGTGGACCTTATCCGTTACGCGGCCTGGCTGATCCAGGAGCGGCGGCGACCCAAGCCGGCCCGGTCGGAACCCGACTACGAGGCGATGAAGGAGTCGGCCCGGGCCCGAAACGCCCGTCTCTCGGCCATCGGCCGGGACATCGGCGAGATCCCCGAGGTCCAGCACCCGCGCCGAAAGCGCAAGGCCCAGAAAGGCTTTGAGTACTTCTGCAAGGTCTACTTCCCGCAAGTCTTCCACCTGCCCTGGTCCAAGGACCACCTGAAGGCCATGGCCAGGATCGAGGACGGTGTCATGCGGGGCGGTCTGTTCGCCTTCGCCATGCCGCGCGGAAGCGGCAAGACGAGCCTCTGTGAGACGGCCTGTATCTGGGCCATGCTCATCGGCGCCCGCGAGTTCGTGTGCCTCATCGGAAGCGACGAGGGCCACGCCGAGGACATGCTCGACTCGATCAAGACCGAACTCGACGGCAACGACCGGCTTCTGGAGGACTTCCCGGAGGCGGTCTACCCCATCCGTCGCCTCGACGGGATCGCTAACCGATGCAGCGGGCAACTGTACCGCGGCGAGCGGACCCATATGGTCTGGACGGCCCGCGAGATCGTCCTGCCGACCATCGACGGGAGCACCGCTTCCGGAGCCATCATCCGTGTGGCAGGTCTGACGGGCCGTATCCGCGGCATGAAGTTCAAACGGCCCGGTGGACGGAGCGTCCGGCCGTCGCTCGTCGTCCTGGACGATCCGCAGACCGACGAGTCGGCGCGAAGCGCCTCGCAGTGCGCCACGCGCGAGAGCGTCCTGGCCGGGGCGGTCCTCGGCCTGGCCGGACCCAAGAAGAAGATCGCCGGCGTCATGCCCTGCACGGTCATTCGGCCCGGCGACATGGCCGATTCGATCCTCGACCGCGAGAAACACCCCCAGTGGCAGGGGGAACGGACGAAGATGGTCTACACCTTTCCTACGAACGAGAAGCTCTGGGCCGAGTACGCCCAGATCCGGGCGGAGAGCTTTCAGAACGGCGGCGACGGGTCAGAGGCCACCGAGTTCTACCGCAAGCACCGTGGCGAGATGGACGCGGGCGCCGTGGTGGCCTGGGCCGAACGGTACAACGAGGACGAACTGTCGGCCTTGCAGCATGCGATGAACCTCCGGTTGCAGGACGAAGCGGCGTTCTTCGCCGAGTACCAGAACGAGCCGTTACCGGAGGACGAAGGTGATGAGGAGCAACTGACGGCCGACGAGGTCGCCGCCAAGATGAACGGCTACAAGAGGTGTCTCGTGCCCGTGGGCTGTGACCACCTGACGGCGTTCATCGACGTGCAGCAGAAGGTCCTCTTCTACGTCGTGGCGGCCTGGGGAAGCGACTTTGCCGGATACGTCATCGATTACGGCGCGTACCCGGACCAGAAACGGGCGTACTTCACGCTCCGGGATGCCCAGCGGACGCTCGCCAGGGCGAGCCCGGGCGCGGGGCTGGAAGGGTCCATCTATGCGGGCCTCGAAGCCTTGACCGGTGACCTCCTCGGCCGCGAGTGGCGGCGGGACGATGGCACGGTCATGCGGGTCGAGCGGTGCCTGGTGGACGCCAACTGGGGCCAGTCCACCGACGTCGTGTACCAGTTCTGCCGGCAATCGGCCCACGCGGCGGTGCTGTTGCCGAGCCACGGTCGATACGTCGGGGCATCGAGCGTTCCCTTCGCCGAGTACAAGCGCAAGCCGGGCGAGCGCGTCGGCCATCATTGGCGGATTCCGAACACGCGCGGTCAACGGGCGATCCGTCACGTCCTCGTGGACACGAACTACTGGAAGTCGTTCGTCCACGCGCGGCTGCAGGCGGCGATGGGCGACAAGGGATGCCTCTCGCTCTTCGGCCGGGATTCGAAGCGCCACCGTCTCTTCGCCGAGCACATCACGGCCGAGTACTGCGTCCGGACCGAGGCCAGGAACCGGACGGTGGACGAGTGGAAACTCCGGGCTGGCCACCCGGAGAATCACTGGCTCGACTGCCTGGTGGGCTGTGCGGTGGCCGCGTCGGTCCAGGGCGCGGTGCTGTTCGGGACGGACGCTGGCCGGCGGGAGAAGCGTAAGCGGATCAGGCTCTCTGAGCTTCAAAGGAGCACGCGGTGAGTGAGAACGCGACAGAGGAGAAACGCGGGCTGGAATGCCGTCACTGCGGCTGCCGGCACTTCCGCGTCATCTACACCCGCCCCGCCTGGGGCGGGCGGATTATGCGGCGGCGGGAATGTCGGAACTGCGGAAAGAGAATGACGACGTGGGAGCGGCCCCTCGGCGGATGATGGGGCCGACTCCGCACGGATTGGGAACTCGGCGGTTGCCCTATGACGCCAGCCACGGCGGGTCTTATGCCGGTCAGCATGACACTCCGCCCCAAGATGGTGGCAAGGCCAAGGTCTACTTCTCGGCGCCCTCCAGGCAGATCGCACGTTGGGCGCAGGGCATTCGAGATCTCGCCTGCAACGATGACGCCCCAGCAGTGGGCGCGCTCCGAGTACCGCGTGTGACGGAATCCGCAGTCCCGTTGAGCAGAAAAAGCAGTTGAAACACGCTTAGAACTGTGGCATAAGGGATGTCGTGCCCGGTCTGTGCGGAAGTTGGGGCGCCAGTGTGGTGTTGTGTCTGCGCTCGCGCCGGCTGGGGCCAGAGGATAGGCTCAACATGGATCTGTCAAAGAGCACAGCTCACCAGCTGAAGTCGCTCATCGCTGGCGGCGAGACAACTTGTCGTGAGGTCATGCTTTCAGTACTGGAGGAGATCGAGCGCCGAGAGTCTGACGTGCAGGCTTTCATTACCGTTCGGGATCGCGGCGAGTTACTTGCGGAAGCGGATGAGGTCGACCGCCGACGCAGCCGCGGCGACGCGATCGGCGCGTTGGCGGGGCTGCCGATCGCCGTTAAAGACAACATCTGCACTCAAGGAATGGCAACCACATGCGCATCCCGAATGCTGGCAGACTGGGTTCCCCCGTATGACGCAACCGTGGTTCAGCGAATCCAAGCAGCCGATGGCATCATACTGGGGAAGACGAACCTCGACGAGTTTGCCATGGGTTCGAGCACAGAGAACTCGGCAATGAAGACCACGCGGAACCCCCACAACCACGACTACGTGCCCGGGGGGACAAGTGGGGGGTCGGCGGCCGCTGTGGCCTCTAACGAGTGCATCTTGGCCATTGGCTCAGACACCGGAGGATCCATCAGACAGCCTGCGTCGTTCTGCGGAGTCGTCGGCATGAAGCCGACCTATGGCAGAGTGTCGAGATATGGCCTCATCGCCTATGCCTCGTCGCTCGACCAGATTGGGCCGATTGCCAAGGACGTGAGAGATGCCGCCCTCCTTCTCGAGGTGATTGCAGGACACGATCCCATGGACTCGACGAGCCTGGCGGCCGGCGTTCCGGGATACGTCGCGGGCCTTGGGAGCCAACGAGGGTTCCGGTTTGGCGTTCCCGATGAGTACTTCGGGCCGGGCGTGGACAGACAGGTCCGCAGGGCCGTAGAGGGAGCCATTGACGCCCTCAAGGAAGACGGCCAGGAAGTGGTACAGATCAGCCTTCCCCACACTGAGTACTCGGTAGCCGCGTACTACATCGCCGCGTGTTCCGAGGCTAGTTCAAATCTCGCGCGTTATGACGGATGCCAATACGGCTTCCGCGCTGAGGGCATCGGCGATATGATAGGCATGGTCAGCGAGACCAGAGCAGAGGGCTTCGGCCCGGAGGTCAAACGCCGAATCATGCTCGGAACCTACGCCTTGAGCGCTGGCTACTATGATGCATACTACCTGAAGGCCGCCAGGGTGCGTAGGCTCATCGCTCAGGACTTCGAGTCCGCATTCAAGACCTGCGACGTCATACTGCACCCTGTTGCCCCAACAGCAGCCTTCAGGATCGGCGAGAAGATCGATGATCCCCTGGCCATGTACTTGGGTGATATCTTCAGCGTGACGGCCAACCTAGCTGGCCTTCCGGCCACAAGTGTCCCTTGCGGACGCACGAGCGAAGGGCTGCCCGTCGGCATACAGTTGACAGGAAAAGCCCTCGACGAGGGGACGCTGCTCGCTGCGGCTTATCATCTTGAATGCCTGCTCCGGAGTTCTGCCGCATGAGCGGGGATGACATGGACACGATTCCCTGGGAAACAGACGCCACCTACCCCGACTGCCTGGGGAACCATATTCGGCTTTTGCGACGCTCCTTGCCCGACGTGGAGAGTGCGAAGAGCAAAGAACTGCTCCCCTTCTTCCACGAGACGTCATCGTTCGTACTGGAGTCCTTCGTCCCTGAACGCGACAAGGAGAGGGTACGGGGGAAACTCCTAAGGTTAGACCTCGAGCCAAGTGTCGCTCGTGCGTGCATCCTCTCACATAGGCACACAGACGAGTATCTATGGCTGATCCATGCAGTTGCGCGAACGCTGCTTACTGTCTGGAGGCTGAACGACCTGCTTGAAGCCGTACAAGTCGAGCTAGAAGGCCGCAGATCGGTTCTCCACATGCAAATGGGGGGGGAGCATCTGCTCTGCCTGTTCGATAACCAAGGCCGAGGCGTGGGATGGTGTGAAGAACTGGCAACGGAGGCCCGTGCGTTCAGTGAGAACACCGTATGGCCCCGCGGCAACGGCCGCGAGCGTGCTCGTTAGGCCCAGCACGCGAGAATACAAGAGTGGGTGAGGGGTGCCTATTCGCCCCCAAGGCGACAGAACGGCACTGGGACAACCCACGGGATCGGGACAGAGGGCAATGTCAAGAAGCTTATTAGACTATGCAATTCTGCTTGGCTCTTACGTGGGCATTCCGGTAGGGGCCCTCGTGTTTGAGATCGGGCTAAAGGCACTGATGGCTTTTGCGGCGGATTGGTCAGACCGGACGAGAGGCGAGCGCGGGCGTACGGCGTTGCTCACGGGCGGCGATTCCCCTTCGGGTTACTCGTTCTGCGTGCTGGGACTTGCCACAGGCTTGCTCATAGCGCTGAACAGAGACCGATTGGCTGATTCCTCGACCTGTCTCCGGGACTGGCCTGTGCTTAGCCTGATTGCTTCCACGGTTCTCTCTTCACTGTCTCTGGGGGTGGCGAGCGTGCTGTGTGTTCGCATTCGATCATCCGAAATGTATGAGAGAAAGGTTTTGCTAAGTAGGCTGGTGATTGCTCCGAAACCAGGCTGGGATCGCCTGAGAGGAAGGCTCGAGCGCGCGCGAGCGAGGAAGTTGCGAGCTGTTGTTGCCGCTCTTGGGGTCTTCTCGCTGTTTGTGGCTTCCGCGGTGTTCTTTGGCATCTAGGGGGGGCCGACTGTGGAGTTGCTCTTGTTCCTATTGGCAGGCCTGATTGCCTCGTTTGCGGCGGGGCTCATCGCGGTCTACGTGGTTGAGGCTCGCGTTGCTCCCGCGTTCGCGCGGTGGCTCCTGCGCACGCCAAGCGGGAGACGGCTGCGGGTAGCCTATCTGCTCGGCTTGTTGCGCCGCTTCGGGAGGAAGCTGCGCGGGCTCCGAGGCAGAGAGACGCCTGAAAGGGCTGACGGTCGTGCTCATACGGCGGGCGGCATGCGCACTATGATGATCATCGTCACATTGCGCCCCGCAACCGATTGCGGTAAGCGCTGTGGGGTGGTCGGCCAGCGATTCGCTTCGGCTGCCTTCCGTGAAGCAGGTTGGCGTTCGCGGGGAGACTGGGTGCTTGTCAAGCATGGGCGAGGGCCCGTATTATGAGGGAGCTCGGTTGCAGGCGCAGATCATCACTCCGCGTGAACGCGGGGCGCGAGGCTCCCGAGGGCCTGCACCGGAGTCTGTCAGTATCTAAAAGGGGTAACTCATGAGAACGGTAGCGTTTTACAGTTTTAAGGGAGGAACGGGCAAATCGCTCGCGGCTGCCAACATGGCCGTCTGCCTCTCGCGCCTCGGCAAGCACTGTGCGGTTGTCGATCTCGATTTTGACTGCCCGACCCTTCATCTGAAATTCGAGAATCTGTGCGACCATGCGCCAGGCGCAGGCGGGGTCGTGGACTTTGTCCGATCCCACACCAAGGGAGACCCCTGGACAGGCTGGAACTCGGTGAAGTTGGTAAGCAGCCGGAAGGCGCAGAAGCCGCTGTCTGACTTCACCTACCCCGTGCCGCAGCGAGGCGCCGATCTTGGCACGATTCACCTTATCGCGGCCGGTGACTACATTCACCAAGAGGAATACTTGGCAAGTGTTGCCAGTCCTGTCTGGACTATGCTCTTCGCCAGTGACGTAGGGCTCGGGGTGGGGGCCTTCACCGCGAAGCAGGCCTCCCAGTGCGAGAGATTTCTGGAAAGCTTCAAGGAACAGGTGTCGGACCTCAGCCCTGAACCCGAGTATTTTCTCCTCGACCTCCGCAGCGGTTTTGGGCCACTGAGTCGGACAACCATCAGGCTCTGGGCGGATGTCGTCGCCGTTTTCCTGGCAAGCAACGTTGAGAGCGTCAGCATTCTTAGCGGGATGCTGAGAGAGATGCAGGCTTGGTTTGACGGACCACTGACTTATGAAGCGGTTGTTCCGGTGCTGACCCGTACACCCATGACCCTCGAGACCGGGCGGGGAGTCGAGGTGAAGCAGACTATTCTTTCGATGCTTTCCTTGCAAGAGGACGAACTATACTATCTGCATTCAGACCGCGACGTGGAGATGTTCGAGCATTTGCGGCTCGGGCTGTCGCATATGCCGCACAACTGCCTCCTTTCTCACGAGTATGTCCGGCTGTTCGCTCGACTCATGCTTCCCGCGAAGGAGTATGCAGGGCAGGATGTAACGGAACAAGTGGACGAAATGGCTAGGGCGATCAAATCAAGTATCAAGCTCGGCCAGTTTGTCCAGTGGAAGGACCGTGTGTTTAGGCTCGAGACGGAGCGCGGCGCTCTTATCAACCCTAGTGACAATGCACGCAACGTTTCATTCAAGGTGGAGACCATAAAGCTCCTACTGCACAGTTTGCGGGAGGAGTTGCTGACCCCGGCGGAGGCAGAACAGGCTCAGAGCGGGCACGATGGCACGGAGTCAGGGGCGGCGCCAACCGACGAGCCCACTGGGTTCGAGCAGGCCCTGCGCGTGGCAGGAGCGGAGTGTGGCAAGAGATTCGGCTCTGTGTTGATAAACGACGTCTGGCGTCTGAAAGGGCCAGCCAAGGAGAATCATGAGGACTGGGTGAGGAAATGGTCCGACTTCGACTCGGACGTTGGTTTCGGGCGGTTCGCACCCAAGTCAGGGAGTTTGCGCGTTGAGGGAGGACGACTGACCTCCTGCAAAATCGTTCTGCGAGAGAGTTTCCTCGCGCCTGCTCACGATTCCGAGTACGGGGACCATGCTTTGTGCAGTTTCATCAGCGGATACATCGAAGGCGTTCTATCACACATACTCGGAGGCACCTATACGGTCATCCACGAAATTCTCGGATACGAGGACGAGCAGTCGAGAAGCGAGAGCTGCGTGTTCAAGGTTGCGAAGAAACCAACAGGCACGACGGAGACGTAGCCTCGCGCTTGTGCATGGGCCGTACGTCCGATGGAGGGATAGGCTGTGGCGAGCAAGTCGCGGGTCTGCCTGATATATACAGGCGGAACGATCGGGATGCAGAGGCTGTCGGACGGCACGCTCACCCCCCCTGACGACCCCAGAGATTTCCTTCGCGTCGCGCCCGAACTGCCCAAGATCACGGAATTCGACTTCGTACCTCTGATGAACAAGGACAGCACGAATGTGCACCCCGGGGATTGGACCGAGATGGCGAAGGCCGTCTATGAGCGGCGCCTGGCCGGGTACGATGGCTTTGTCATCGCGCACGGCACGGACACGATGCATTTCTCGGCGTCGGCCCTGGCGTTCGCCCTCGGCCCGAACCTCGACTTCCCCGTCGTCTTCACGGGGGCCCAGACGATCCCCGAGGTCAGCCACGGGGACGCCCGGGTCAACCTCCTGCGGGCCTGCAAGGTCGCCACGACGGACCTCGCGGAGGTGGTGATCTCCTTCGGCGACTACATCTTCCGCGGCTGCCGTGCCCAGAAGAAGGACGAGCGACGGTTCGACGCGTTCGAGTCGCCCGCCTTCTTCCCCCTCGGTTATATCACGGAGGAGATCGTCATCCAGCCCCTGGCGAAGCGCCGCCATCGCCAGGACAACATCGAGTTGAGGGCGGACTTCGTGCAGGGCGTGCTCCAGGTCTCGCTGATCCCCGGCTTGGAACCGGAGCTTCTCGTGCCGTCCCTGGAATCGCCTTTATGCAAGGGCGTCATGCTCCAGTCCTTTGGGGCGGGGAACGTCCCCCACGAAAAACCGTACGCCTTCACAGAGTTTGTCCGTCAGGCCAGAGCCTTGAACAAGCCGGTAACCATCGCGAGTCAGTTCCCGGCTAATGCCACGCTCCACACGGCATACGAGCCAGGCCGCGCAGCCGTGCAGGCGGGGGCCATCCCCACGGGGAATATGACCAGTTCCTGCGCTGCTGCCAAGTTCCGGTGGGTGTTGGCTCAGGTAGAGCGTGAGATCCGCGAGGGCGCTGTTAGCGAATCCCAAAGACTTGATCGGGTTGCCAAGATGATGCAGACCGTGTACGTAGGAGAAATGGACGTCCCGACTGAACGGATCCGACCGTAATCTCAAAGGAGAGGCGGCAATGGGAAATCTCAAGCCAGAGAACGCCGTGGCTAGAGTCTATATCCTGTACACCGGCGGCACTATCGGGATGGTACCTGAGGACCCGGACAACCCAGCCAGCCCGCTCGTTCCGGCGAATGAGGACGAACTCAAGATGTACGTGCCGGGCTTGGGGGAGAAGGAGGGCATTCACTGGGAAATCGGGCGACTGGTGGACGAGAAGGGCGACGACGTTCCGCCCCTCGATTCGTCCGACGTTAACTCGGAGCATTGGATTTACATGGCAACGTCCATCGAGAAAGTCTACGACGAGTTTGACGGCTTCGTCATTCTCCACGGCACTGACACCATGGCGTACACGGCTTCAGGCCTTTCCTTCCTCCTAGCCAACCTGGCAAAACCGGTTGTCATTACCGGTTCACAGCTGCCGATCTGCCAGACGCGGACCGACGCCGTTCAGAACTTCGTGAATGCCCTTTACATCGCCGGCTACAAAGCCACAGGCTTCCCTCTCGTGCCGGAAGTCACGATCTGTTTCGGCGACGTCCTGCTTCGGGGGAACCGCACGCGCAAGGTGAGCACCGCCTCATGGCAGGGCTTCGACACGCCCAACTTCCCAAAACTGGGTACCATCGGCGAGCACATCCGGATCAACACCAACCTTGTCCGTCCACCAGCCGACAATGAGAAGGCCCCGTTTTTCGCTCACAAGACCCTAGTTTCCGACGTAATGGACATGGGCCTGTTCCCGGGCCTTAGGGCCACTCAATTGGAAAGGCTCCTCGGCATGGAGGGCCTGAAGGGCATTGTCCTCAGGACCTTCGGTGCGGGAAATGCACCGAGTTACGACGATTTCCTCGATGTGATCGGGAAGGCCATCAGGGGCGAAGGTCAGGGGGGGAGACTTATCCTCAACGTCACGCAGTGCGTCGAGGGCATGGTTGAGATGGGCCTCTATGCAGCCAGCAGCGGCCTGCTTGAGCGTGGAGTCATCAGCGGCTTGGACATGACGCCCGAGGCAGCGTTGGCGAAGCTGATGTGGATACTTGCCACGGAGTCGGATCCTGAAGAGATCCAGAAGCAGCTCCAGATAAACCAACGCGGGGAACAGAGCCAAAACCTGTTTGACGTTCGGTATGGCGGGGCCGGCAAGAAGTCCGAACCGCAGGCAATCGTCAAGGTCTCCGCCCGGCCTTCGGGCCAGTTTGACAAGACCGCTCTCCACCGCGCCGTCCTGCGCATTTCGGGCGTGGGTTTCGCAGACACGGCAGAGGGCGAAGATGTAGGGCTGCGCGTGTTCATCAACCTGCCCGGAGCAACTGCCGACACGCCCACAGCCGACCCGCACTTCGCGGCGGCTTTCGAGGAGAAGTACAAGGGGCCGAAGGGCACGAGGTTTCTGCGAGAGGTGACAGCTGCCGTCAACAGGGTGGTCGAGTCCGGACGGCCGATCAACATCACACTTGTGCCGATGGGAGGAAAGAAGATCTGGTACGATGGCCTGTACCTGGCGCTATTCTGCAAGGCGTGAACCCGGCCCTGGCCCTCGGCTCAATAAGGCTTCTTCGGCGGCAGTTTCTGGCCGCGTTTCTTGACAGATTTCCCTACACCTCGATCGGCCTTGGCCCGACAGTCCAGAGGCATGGCGGTCCCGGAAACGGGGCCCAGTCCGGGATCCAGGGAGCGTATACGCAAGATGGGGGAGAGAATGACGTGCGAAGCGAGGGGTTCGTCACTGCCTGTTGGCCTCCGTGAGGAGGGACCCCATGCCGGGCCGCCCATTTGCGGTGCCAGCGTCTAGATGCGGAAGAATCTGTGTCGAGTTGCAGTTTCCCGTCCCATTTCGCACTTCTCGTGTCGGTACAGGGCAGATGATGCAACCACTTTCGCCAACGTGTGATGTGGCGCGGCTTGAGGCGGAACTCAGCCTCGTGCCGCACGTGGACCGGGAGGAGGCCGTGCAGGAGGTGTGGCTCGCCCACCTGTCCGGGCGAAGACCCTATAAGCAGGTTTGCCATCCGCCCCCGTCTGGCTGGGCCAATCAGCAATCCGGGCCGCCCGTCGCTCTTTGGCCCAAAGCCGATGCCATAAAGCCCTAATTCCTTGGCGCCCACTTGACAGGCTGTTACAATTCAACAGCAATCCCTGGTCCACCTGCGTTTGTGCAAAGGCGGGGATCGGCGACGCGCCGAAAGAGTGGAGGATGGCGGCATGTACGGAGCGAGAATCGATGTTCCTGTAAGGGAGTTCGCGCACATCTTTTTGCGATGTCCTGATGTGGCCTTGAGAGACATTGAGGATATTGTGCTCACAATCCGTCGCTTAGACCACGCCGTTGAGGCTGGTGATTGGGCAGCGACGCCTTGCTTGTGGAGACGACTCCGCTTTCTGACGGCACCTCTTGAGGAGAGCTGGCGCTCGGTCAGCGCGGCGGAAGTGGAGGAGTTGCAGATCTACGAACGGCATGAGAAGGACCTTCGGCAAGGCAAAGGTGTCATAGAGGGGCGCCTTAGTCGCATTCTTTACTTAAAGTCCGCCGACATTAACATCTATCGTCGGAGCTTGGCCTGCCGTGCAGGCCAGAAGCTTTGCCCTGACGTCTACAAAGCGCTCCGCGCGACGGATACGTTCCGGGAACTGTGTGATGATGTTGCAGACGTTGAGGAAGACTTGGTCAGGCCGAACTTCAACTTCCTTGTTCTCGCGCAGCGATTGAGCGTGGATCCGGTAAGCGTGGTATGCGCAGAGTTCGACGCCTTGCTCGGCGTAGCTCTGGCTACACTGCGAAGACTGTGCGCTGGTGGGGCTCTGGATGCTGAGTCTTGTGCCGTGCTGGAGGCGGCGATGGCTGATGAGGAAGAAAGGTTCAGGGCATTGATCCCTGAGAAGCTCGGCTGGCTGGCCCTTGCCGGTGGCGGGAGGACGGTGGCCTCGGTGGGGGCAGCGTAACAGTATGGACCGGCAGCGTTTGCTTTCGAGAAGGGCTGTGCTGTTTCCGACAGATACGTCTTTCGAAGGACGTAGCCGACTTGCAGTTGCTGTCAGGTCGCGCGGTTGCGCACATGCGCGCTCGTTTGGACCGTGCATTTACTGTGCTTGCCTAAACGATCCTCTTTGTTGCCAGAGTCCGGACGTTGCGATAAGGGACTTCGCCGCGACGATTCAGGAGTACGCTGGAGAGCAGATAGATGTAGTAAGTCTGCTGTGTCCAGGTTCCTTTCTCGACGAGCAGGACCTGCCGCGGCACACCGCCGAAGAGATGGTGCGGAGCGCGATCGACTCTTTGCGTGTCGAGACGGTCACGGTGGAAAGCCGACCGACGTTTGTGTCGGACGCGTCTGTGGAGTGGCTCCGGGGGGCCGCCGCTGGTGCACAGGTCGAGATCGCGATCGGTTTCGATACTGTCTCGGATTCGGTCCGTAACGGCGTTATCGGCAAGAAGATCTCAAGGTACGAGCTGCGTCGAGCAGTCCAGTGTGCGAAGAGGCGCGGCACTAGACCTGTGCCCTTCGTAGTTGCTCAACCGCCCGGCGTGACACGGGCTCAGGCAGTGGCCGAAGCCGTGAGCACCGTGATCTTCCTTCGGGACTTGGGGGTTACCGAGTGCTGGATGGAGCCGGTTCTTGTGGTTGCAGGCAGTAGGCTACAGGAGCTCTGGGAGGCTGGGGAATACCGATTGCCGGAACCCAGTATTGTCGACGAGATCGAGGCAGCGTGCTCTGAGGTGATGGGGGTCCGTCGGGGTGGTGACATCGCGTCACCGAGGGTTGTTGCGCCGAGTGCCGTTGCAGAGAGGAGGACCCAACAGCATTGCCAGAGGACGGTGGCTGGTTGTTTCTGTGGTGTCAGCAAGAGCAAGTAGTCTGAGCGCGGTGTTCTGAAGCTACAACTGAGTACGGGATCCGGAGCGTACCGACATGCATATCTGCTTTGTCTCGCCTCGCCCCTCTTCGTCGGACGGCATCTTTGGCGTTGAGCCACTCCGTATACCTCCCTTGGGTCTCCTTATTCTTGCGTCCCTTACTCCGGACACGGTTAAGGTCGACGTATTCGATGAGCATCTGGAGGAGCTTCCAGATCTCAGCACTTATGACCTGGTAGGTATGACGTGTTCCACTGCTGCATCGACGAGGGCTTACGAGATTGCCGATCACTGCAAGAACCTTGGGGTTCGGGTAGCTCTCGGAGGATGCCATCCCTCCTTGCTTCCCGAAGAGGCACTTGGGCATGCGGACTTCGTCTTCGTGGGGCCGGCCGAGAGAACGTGGCCGCAGTTCATCTCAGAGTTCGCCGCAGATTCTGCTAGACGACTGTATAGCGACACAAAGCTTGGTAGGCTTTTGAATCTGCCCTTACCGGATTTCTCCAAGGTCGCAAGACTCGCGCCGCGATATGGCACTATGAATGTAGCGCTCTCAAGCCTGGGCTGCAGTCACCGGTGTGCTTTCTGTACCGTCTACGCCTCCTCTGGGATAGGCTTCAGGCCGAGACCGATTGAGGATGTTGTTCGAGACCTTAAGCCCATGAGCGGGCAGTTTGTGTGGTTTGTTGATGACAACCTCTATTGCAATCGGGAGTATGCGCTAAGGCTCTTCCGGGCTATCGAGCCCCTCCAGCTCACATGGCTGAACCAAGCGAGTATTTCAATCGGCCATGATCTGGACACGCTTGTAGCCGCGAAAAGGAGCGGCTGCATCTCTCTGCTGATAGGACTGGAGTCACTTTCGGCGCGGTCCCTGAGAGCAAGCCGCAAGACCTGCAATGTGCCGGACGAATACAGATCCTGTGTTGATGCCATACGGGGGGAGGGAATAGGTGTTGAGGCGGCTTTCATATTTGGGTTTGACGAAGAGGACGAGGGTGTCTTCGAAACGACGCTAGGGTTCTGCTACGATGCCGACGTTGAGCTGGCACACTTCTCTATACTCACTCCTTTTCCGGGAACGAGCTTCTACGCGCGATGCCTTCGCGAAGAAAGACTTCTCAAACAAGAGTGGCGCTACTTTGATGGGTTTCACGTGGTGTTCAAGCCTGCTCTCATGTCCGCGGAGAGGCTTTTGCGAGGCTTCCGTGAGGCGTACCAGGAGTTCTATCGGCCGGAGGCAATAGCCCGTCGCCGCCGCCGCGCGGTCCAGCCGGCGTGGTATTTCTCGGCCATAAACAGGGACTACGGTGTGCTAGGCAGGAGTGCGGATTCAGGTGGAGGGTGATCGACATGTGTGAGGCGGCAGGTGCGGAAGCACAGCCACTCCAAGACTACCGCGAGGAAGTGGAGACTCATTTCTTGGCCTGCACGGCGTTCGTTTTCTTGGTGAGCGCCGGTCACGGTCTGTCCCAGGTAGTGACGGGGTGGTTTGCCGAGAGCCCCTGGCTCCTCGGCTATGCCGCGTGGGTCGCTGCGTCGTTCATACTCTTCGGCTGTCATTGTAAGAAGTCCCGAGGGCCACACGGGGAATGGCTAAAGGCTCAGCAGGAGAAGCCTTGGCTCGTCATCTTGGTCGACCTGTTCATGACGGGTGCGTTTGTGTTCTTGGCGGGGGGATGCAGAAGCGGCATGATGTTCCTTTTCTGCTGGTGCTTTCTCTTCGATACTGTCCTGCTTCTCCCCGTCCACGGTGATAAGCCTCGCACGGTGCTGGCGATGGTTCTGTACGGTAGCCTGGCGCTCTTGGTTCTTGTGGCAGCGACGGTTCCGTATGAGGTCTGGAGCTTACATCCCATGAATGTTGGGATGACGCCAGCAGAAGCCAGATTGAAACTGGGCGACAATGCTTGGCTGGTATGGCTCCAGTACGCGCTGGTGCTGTTGCTCATTGTCGGGCTGTGCTACGCTTGCCTAGGGCTTAGACGTATTGCCCGGAGGCACCTGGCTGTTGCTGGCTTGGGAGGTGGCGCAGCGCGGAAATAGGTGCGGATGCCATGTGGTATGTTATCGCCTACCTCGTAGCTGTCCTCGTGATTGGCGTGGCCGCAGCGCGGCGCCAGTCTGCCGAGGGCTTCATGATGGCGGACCGCCAATTGGGTGCGTTTGCGGTAGGGAGTTCAGTCTCGGCGGGCTTCTTTGATGCCTTTGTGCTGGCGGTGTACGCTGGTTACGTCTATCAATACGGCTTGTCAGCGCTGTGGCTCTTTGTCGGTGTCGCGGTCGGACTGGGTGTCTTTGCGCTGATGGCCAGGCCTATAAAGGAAGCTTCCGATGCCGGGCGCTTCCACACGATGGCCGACTACTTCTTCGCGCGGTTCCCACGCGACGCGAAGCCGGGTTATGCCGTCGCCGGTTTGCTGGTGGTCTTCTTTCTTGCCCTACTCCTTGTGCAGTTCATATTTGGCAGCCAAGTGCTCGCCTTTCTCACAGGTTGGAGCTACACGTCGTGCGTGCTGATCGTGGGGATTGTCGTGATGCTGTACATGGTTATCGGGGGGTTCCGGGCAAGCGTTCGCACGGACGTGTTTCAGTGGTTGCTGATCGTGCTGCTCGCGAGCATCGTGGCTCTTGTGGTGCGGAGAGATCTCGCACCATCCTGGGCTGCGGCGCGTCCCTTGGGCATCGGCATCGGTAAGAGTGCTGCCTTCCTTGTGATTGGGACGCTGAATACGATCGTGGCAGCGGATCTCTGGCAGCGCGCTTATGCTGCGAAGTCCGTTCAGAGTCTGCGACGGGGACTGTTTCTTGCTGCTCTCATGCTCCCTCTCGCCGGCGCAGTGATTGGCATCATAGCCCTGGCTACACGGCAGCAGTTTCCGGGCTTGGATGATCCTACTCAGGCTCTCCTGTATGGATTCGGACGGGCCTTGGGAGAAGGGTGGCGCGGTCTGGGGTTTGTCGTTTTGTTTGCCGCGATCATGTCCAGTGCAGACACGATGCTCTTCGTGATTGGCTCTAGCGTTGTCAAGGACTTCGCGGAAAGAAGACGCCGCTGGACGGATGCAAGGAGGGTACGCCTTGTGCGCTACGCTTTGGGCGTAGCCGGTTTGCTGGGGGTGATTGTGGCCATTGCCGTACAGGACATACTCACTATCGCTCTCAGCATAGCAGGGCTAGGTATTGGCCTGTCGCCGGCTGTTGTAGCCGTTCGGTTTTTCGATCCGCGAAGCATCTCCGTGTTCGTCAGCATCATGCTGGGTGCGGCCGCAGTTGGCGCTCTTCTTTTGAGTGGATACGTGATGCCCGAGACCTCCCTCGTATCACTGCCGGTAGCCCTGGTTGCGCTGCTCATAACTGAACTTCTCGCACGCATACGAGGGCGCGGGAAGAGTGATTGACGACTGGAATCTGCTATCGTTTTCTGAGCGGTCGCTATTGGCGGCGATTCGGCTGCGGCCGGTGACCTGCTGAGTTCAGTGGGAACGCGTCACGCTAGACTTGGGACCTCAGTCGAGGGCATGCCGACGAGCAGGAAATCTCCCCAGGAGGTGGCGAGCGGTACGAGGAGCACGGGGCGAGACCCTCGTGTGGAAGGCCCGGCGGATGCGCGTTGCAGCAGGAAGTGCCACCGCAAGGGGCTGGATTGCATCGCATAACGTACCATCAGGGCACGGACCGGGCGCCCCCCTGTGGGAAGCTCATATCTGGTCGCCCGTTCCCTTAGCTGGAATGCCCCCAAGGTCCACATCCGTAACCATTTCACCTCACCACCCGAAAGTCTCTTCCGACCGCCCTGTGCCAACCGTATCATAGGATAGACAACCAGACCAGGCGACGATCCGGAGGCTGATCCCCACCGGGTTGCCACCGAAAGAATCAAGGCCGTTCGGGGCCGAACACCCGAGCGGCCTTCTCTTTTGGTTCGCCCGGCCTGGTTGTCGGACGGGAGGTAAGAGGTGGCCGACGACCTGGAACAGACGATTCGCGAGAACGCCCAGGGCCCTGCCGAGGCCACGGGCGATTCGGGTTCGATGCGCCAGCACGACCTGAAGGACCAGGTCGAGGCCGACCGTTACCTCGCCTCCAAGGACGCGGTGCGGAAGGGCCGGGGCTTTCGTCTGACGAAGCTCGTACCGCCGGGAGCATAGGCTTGTTCAACTGGCTCAAGAGAATCCGTTCTTCATCGAAGCCCGCTCGTGTGAGCGACCGGCAGGGCCTCCTCTTCCGTTTCCTGCGCGGCCGCTACGATGCGGCCACCACGACCGACGAGAACCGCCGCCACTGGGCCAGCGCCGACGGCCTCTCGGCCGACGTCGCCAACAGCCCGCAGATTCGGCGGACGCTGCGGAACCGTTCCCGCTACGAGGTCGCCAACAACTCCTACGCCCGCGGCATCGTCCTGACGCTCGCGAACGACCTGGTGGGCACCGGACCGCGCCTCCAGATGCTGACGGACGACCCGGAAGCCAATCGCCGGATCGAACGCGAGTTCGCCGAGTGGTCGAGGGCCGTGGGTCTCGCCGAAAAACTCCGGACGATGCGGATGGCCCGGGCCGAGGACGGCGAGGCGTTCGCCATGCTCGTCTCGAACGACGCACTCCCGTCCTCCGTGAAACTCGACCTGCGCCTCATCGAGGCGGACCAGGTCGCCACGCCGGACCTGAAGCCCGACGCGAAGGGCGCCGTGGACGGCATCGTGTTCGACCGGTTCGGCAATCCGCGCGAGTACCACGTCCTCAAGGCCCATCCAGGCAGCAAACAGGCCGCGCTCGGCATGAAATACGACCGGGTCCCTGCCGAATCGATGATTCACTGGTTCCGTGCCGACCGGCCGGGCCAGTCGCGCGGTATCCCGGACATCATGCCGGCGCTGCCTCTGTTTGCCCAACTGCGCCGGTTCACCCTCGCCGTCATCGCATCCGCCGAGACGGCTGCCGAGTTCGCCGGCGTCCTCTACACCGACGCGCCGCCGAACGGCGAGGCCGACCCCATCGAGCCGATGGACGCCATCGAACTCGAACAGCGGATGCTCATGACGATGCCGGGCGGGTGGAAGATGGCCCAGGTCCACGCCGAACAGCCAGCGACGACCTACGCGGAGTTCAAGAACCAGATCCTGAACGAGATCGCCCGGTGCCTGAACATGCCGTTCAACGTCGCGGCGGGCAACTCCTCGGGCTACAACTACGCTTCGGGTCGCCTCGACCACCAGACGTACTTCAAGTCGGTCCGCGTGGAACAGGCCCATCTCGGCGCGGTCGCCCTGGACCGCATCTTCGGGGCATGGATGCAGGAAGCGACCCGCGTGTTGAGTCTCCCGCTGCTCCTCTTGCGCAAGCGAGGCGCGTACCCGCACCAGTGGTTCTGGGACGGCTACGAGCACGTGGACCCGGCGAAGGAAGCGAGGGCCCAGACGACCCGCCTTGCGAACCACACGACCACGCTGGCGATTGAGTACGCGAAGGCGGGCCTGGACTGGGAGGAGCAGCTCCGGCAACGGGCCAAGGAGAAGGAACTGATGCGGGAACTGGGCCTGACGGAACCCGAGGCCCTGCCTGTGGCAGAAAAGGACGACGAGGATGAGCCGGAAACGAACCGTGAAGCTGCCTGAGTCGGTCCCGACGACCTTCGAGATCTGCGGCGAGGCGGGTGCTCTGGCCATCGAGGCCGCCGCCGAAGAAGGTCAGCAACTGCGGCGGTTCACGATGACGGCCTACACCGGCGGCGAGATGGTCCTGGCTGGGTGGCCCTACCCGGTGGTCGTGGACCTGAAGGGCCTGAAGATCCCGAAACAGTCGCGGCCGATTCTCAAGGACCACAACCGCAGCCTGATCGTGGGTCACACGGACCGGATCACGAAGACCGACACCACGCTCGAGGTCACCGGTGTCATCTCCGGCGCCGGCCGCGTGGCACAGGAGGTGGTCCAGTCGAGCGAGAACGGCTTTCCCTGGCAGGCGTCGGTCGGCGCCCGGGCCGAGAAGGTCGTGTTCGTGCCGGAGGGTAAGACGGCCCGCGCAAACGGCCGCGAGTTCTCCGGGCCGGTCTACGTCGCCCGGCGTGCGACGCTCGGCGAGATGAGTTTCGTGGCATTGGGAGCGGACGAGGACACGAGTGCGAAGGTGGCCGCCCAGGCGGCCCGACAGAACACGGAGGTGTTTGCGATGAACTTCGAAGAGTGGGTGGAAGCACAGGGCTTCACGCTGGCGGACCTGTCGGAGAAACAGGCCGAGAACCTCAAAGGCACGTACGAGGCCATCGAGGCGAGTCAGGCCGGCGGCGAAGGTGACGATGGCGGCGAGGAGCCGCCTCCGGCCGACCCGGACGGGTCCGACGAACCGCAGGTCACGCAAGCCGCGCCAAGCGCGGTGGACGCGAAAGCGGCCGTCGAGAACCTGCGGGCGGAACTGGCCACTGAGACGAAGCGCGTGGCCACGATCCGCAAGACCTGCGCCGGCAGGCATCCGGAGATCGAGGCGAAGGCCATCGAGGAAGGCTGGGACGAGACGAAGACCGAGTTGGAGGTCCTTCGGGCCTCGCGTCCCAAGGCCCCGGCGGCCCACGTACCGGAGGCCGGTGTCAACGGCACCGTCCTCGAGGCCGCCTGTCTCCTGACGGCCGGTCTCCAGAAACCCGAGGACCACTGTGACGAGCAGGCGCTCGACGCGGCCGCCAAGCGGTTCCGCGGCGGCATCGGCCTCCAGGAACTGTTGCTGGAGGCGGCGTGGGCCAATGGGTACACCGGCCGCAACTTCCGAGCGACCCGCGAGGTCCTTCGGTTCGCCTTCGGCCAGAACCTGGCGGCCGCCTTCTCGACCATCGACATCGGCGGCATCCTGTCGAACGTCGCCAACAAGTTCCTCCTGGACGGGTTCTTCAGCGTCGAGCGCGTGTGGCGCAACATCTGCGCCGTCCGCAACGTCTCGGACTTCAAGACCGTCACCTCCTACCGCCTGATCGGCAAGGACCAGTACGAGCCGGTCGCGCCAGGCGGGGAACTCAAGCACGGCACGCTGGGAGAGGAACAGTACGCGAACAAGGCCGATACCTACGGCCTGCTCCTGTCGGTCGACCGGCGTGACATCATCAACGACGACCTCGGCGCCATCACCACCGTGCCCCGGAAACTCGGCCGTGGGTCGGGCCTGAAGATCAACGACGTGTTCTGGACGATCTTCCTCGCCAACTCGGGGTTCTTCAAGACGGCCAACAAGAACTACCTGACGGGGACCGACACGGTCCTGTCGATTGACGGCCTGACGAAGGCGGAGGTGGCGTTCCTCGACCAGGTGGACTCGGACGGCAAGCCCATCGGCATCATGCCGCAGATCGTCCTGGTGCCGACGGCCCTGTCGGCCATGGGCACGCAGCTCTACAAGTCGCTGGAACTGCGTGACACGACGGCCTCGACCAAGTACCCGGTCGCCAACCCCCACCAGGGCAAGTTCCGGGTGGAGGTCAGCCGGTACCTGGCGAACACCCATTACACCGGCGCGAGCGACAAGGCGTGGTACCTGCTGGCCGACGCGAACGACCTGCCGGTGATCGAGGTCGCGTTCCTCAACGGTCAGGAGTCGCCGACCATCGAGACGGCCGAGGCGGACTTCAACGTCCTGGGTGTCCAGATGCGGGGCTACCATGATTTCGGGGTCGCTCTGCAGGATCCGAAGGGCGGGGTGAAAAACAAGGGCGAGGCGTAGGCTGATGGTCCTGAGGGCAAGGTACAAGGAAGGCGACCCCCCGGTGACAGGCCCGGGGAGCCGTGACCGTGATACCCACGGTCCCATGCCATGCCTTGCCGCGCGCGCCACATCTCTCTGCCCGTTTCTGACGCCTGTCCGTCAGCGATCCCAAGGGATCGAGGGAAGGGCTGTGGTTATCCCCGCATGGGGTTTTCCCGGAAGGGTCAATATGGCCTTCAAAAGACACCTCCTTCCGGCCGCTGAAGTGCGGCTAACCGCATTGTACACGCTTTGAGGGCGAAAGGAAACGAACATGGCAACTTTCGTGCATGACGGTGCGGCCGTCGATTACACGCCCGGTTCGGACGTGGCGGCCGGCGACGTGGTGGTCCAGGGCGACCTGGTGGGCGTGGCCAAGCAGCCCATCGCGGCCGACGCGCTCGGCGCGCTCGCCGTCGCGGGCGTCTTCGACTTCCCGAAGACGGCCGGCGTCGGAGAGGCCATCGGCGCGGGCGCCAAGGTGTACTGGGACGTCGGTGACAGCGTGGCCAAGACGGACGACGAGTCGGGCGCCAACAAGCTGATCGGCAAGACGGTCGCGGCAGCCGGCGACGACGACGCGACGGTCCGCGTGCGCCTCAGCCAGTAAGGGACCGCCGCCGTGGCCGACCTGCTGGAACAAGGGGCCGCCTGGCTCGATGAGCAGCGTGCCAAACACGCTTCGCAGGCGGTGACGTACGAGCGTGGCGAGGACTCGGTCGAGGTCCAGGCGACGGTCGGCCGCAAGTCCTACCAGGTGGAGGGCGGTTACGGCGCGCTGGTGTGGGCTGACTCGACGGACTTCATCGTGTCGGCAGCCGAACTGGTCCTGGGTGGCGAGGCGGTTCTGTCGGAACGGGGCGACCAGATTCGTGTGACGGATGGCCAGGCCGTCCACGTGTACGAGGTGATGTCGCCCGGAGGCGAGATGAGCCATTACGAGCCGTCGGACCCGTACCGGAAGGCGTGGCGCATTCACACGAAGCACGTGGATACGGAGGTGGTGTGATCCAAGAGCCAAGCGACCATGACCTCCTGATTCGGATCGATGAGCGGTTGCAGAAGGTGGAGAGCTGCCTCGTGAACCATCTTCAGCACCACTGGGCCGTGACGATCACCGCGCTGGCTGCCGCCGTCGGCGCTATCGCGGCTGCCATCCTCGCCCTGCTGTAAGGAGACCTGACATGGCCGTCATCATCGACATCGCCGACGCGGTGGTGACCGAACTGAACGCCGCCACGCTGAGCCTGCCGCTGACGGCCGAGCGCCATTACCGGCCCATCTTCGACCTGAAGGACATGAAGACGCTCCACGTGACGGTCGTGCCGAAAGGCGTCGAGGTAACGCCGGCGGGTCGGAGCAACAACCACTACGACTACCAGGTCGACGTGGCGGTCCAGAAGAAGTTCAGCAAGGGCGATGCGGCTGAACTCGACCCGCTCGTGACGCTCGTCGAAGAGATCGCCGACTTCTTCCGCCTCCGGCGCCTCACGGCGTACCCGACCGCCGTCTGGCGAAGGACCGAACACCCGACCGTCTACGCACCCGAGCACATGGATGAACTGCGGCAGTTCACGAGCGTCCTAACGTTCACGTTCCGTATTGTGAGGTAACCATGGCTAACAACGTCCTGATGCGAAAGATCGAGGTGACGGCGAGTTACCAGCCGCTCGCCTCCGAGCCGACCGTCGTCGCCGTGACAATCTCTTCGCCCCCGACGAATACGGGGACGGTGTATTTCAAAGGCGACGACGGCTCCGACGTGCCCTGGGTGCCGGGCGAGTGGCACGACTTCGAGCGTGTGGACCTTTCAGAGATCGAGGTCAAAGGCGCGCCGGGCAACACCGTCACGCTGGTGGGAGGGACCTGGTAGTGGGGTACCGGGTGGTCAACTCGGCGCTGATCGCCGACGGCACGGTCGAGACGGTCGACCTCACCGACTGCGCTGTGACCTGCGCGAAGATCGCCAACGGCGCGGTCGCCGAGGCCAAGATTGCCGGCGGCGCCGTGACCGGTGCGAAGATCGCCTGTGGGTCGATCTGCTCGGGGCACATCTGTGGCGACAACGCGTTCACGTTCCCGCAGACGGTGGCGGTGCTGGGCGGACTCGAGGTATCGGCCGAGACCCAGATCCAGAGCGACCTGGTCGTCGGCTACGACTTCTCCACAGGCGCCGGGTACTTCGACTACGGTCTCTTGGCCCCCTTTGGCGGCTCGGAGCTCGAGACGGGCGGTTCGATTCGCTGGTGCACGTACGATGCCAGATTGCAGGTCTACTGCGGTGGATGCTGGTACAGCCTCCAATTCGAGAGCGGGTGCTGAGGCCGGCCCGGACGTGGACGGCCTGGCCATTCGCCCCGAGGCGACGCGGGCCATCGTGCTCACGTGGCCGGACCACGCTTTGACGTGGGAAGGGGCCGCGTGGCTATACCACCTGCTGCCGCCTGAGAACATCATCGGCTTCTGCGGCCGGAACCTGGTGGTGGCCCGGAATGCGGTGGTCAAAGAGCTGTGCCTGAAGGCACCGCCCGAGATCACGAACTTCATCCTGATGGACCGCGACATGCGGCCGGGGCAGGCGGCGCTGCCCATGCTTCAGGCCGAGGGCGACGTGGTGGGATGCACGTACCCGATCTCGCACATGGCCGGCTGGGCGGACCCGGCGATGATCCACCTGGGCATGGTGCGGGTCAGGCGGAAGGTGTTCGAGGCACTGGAGCCGCCGTGGTTCCTGTTCGGTTACGCCGAGGACGGGGCGGGCCTCGGCCTGTGTGAGTGCGGGTATTTCCGGGACAAGGTCGTGGAGGCAGGTTTCACGGTCGTCCGCGCCGGCTGGTGTGACCACGATCGGAAACGGTAGGAGAAGGCCATGGGCCGCAGGAACGAGACGCGCGAGGTCGTGGATACCGCGAAGGGCAAGCGCCTCAAGGTTGTTCACACACGGACGGACGAGCGGCTGATGGACGAGGCGCAGGTCCAGGCCGCCATCGAGAACATCGACAACCGCATCGCGCGGATGGAGGCGGAGTTGGTGGACCTGAGGGCTGCACGGGACGACCTGGCGGCCAAGAAGCCACAACTGAAGGAAGCGTGATGGTCGGCATGACGGTGAGAACGCGAAGCGACGTGCCGAAGGTGCTGCGCAAGGTGCGGCGGGCGACCATCGAGAGCCTGGGTCACGCCGGCGCTGCTATCCGTCTTACGGCGCGACGCAGTATCCGGCGTTCGCCTCGGCCGTCGGCGCCCGGCAAGCCGCCGCACACACGGCGCGGGCAACTTCGCGGAGCGATCCTGTATGCCGTCGAACGGGCCCAAGATCGTGTGATCATCGGGCCGGACTATGCGGGCATCGGCCTCTCGGCCACGGCCCACGAGTTCGGCGGCAGGTACCGGCGCGGCCGGTACCCGAAACGGCCCTTCATGGGCCCGGCGCTTGAGAAACTGCGACCCAGGCTCCCGAGGCTGTGGGCCGGGTCGGTGAGGTGAGGAGCAAACCATGGGATTCAAACTCGGAATGGAAGCGCGGCTGTACCAGAACACGGGCACCTACGAAACGCCGACGTGGACCGAGATCGACAACGTCAAGGACGTGACGCTGAACCTGGAGACGGGTGAGGCGGACGTCACCACGCGCGCGAACAACGGTTGGCGTGCCACCGCGGCCACGCTGAAGGACGGGTCGGTCGAGTTCGAGATGGTCTGGGACACGGCCGACGCGGGGTTCACGGCCATCCAGGAGGCGTACTTCGACAACACCTCCCTCGAGTTCGCCGTCATGGACGGTGACATCGCCACGAGCGGCACTCAAGGGCTCCGGGCGACGATGGCCGTCACGAACTTCTCTCGGAACGAACCGCTGGAGGAGGCCATCACCGTCAGCGTCACCATCAAGCCGACCTACGCCGACAACGCGCCCGAGTGGATGGAGGTGCCGTAGACCATGAAGACGTTCGACGACAACGCCGGGCGGACCTGGACCGTCGCTGTGACCATCAACGCCGTCAAGCGCGTCAAGGGCCTGCTGGACGTGGACCTCACGGACCTGATGGACGGTGACCCTCCGCTGCTGACGCGCCTGGACACCGACATCGTGCTCCTGTGTGACGTGATCTTCGCCCTCGTCAAGCCCCAGGCGGACGAGCAGGGCGTGACGGACGAGGCGTTCGCCGAGGCCCTGGGCGGTGACGCGATCATCGCGGCGCACGATGCGCTGTTGGAGGAACTCGCGGATTTTTTCCGGAGCCTTCGCCGGACGGACGTCACGAAGGCGGTGGAGAAACAGATCGCCATGGTCCGGGCAGCGGTCCAGGCAGCCGAGGCGAGGATCGAGGCAGTGGACGTGGATCGGGAGATCGAGGAGGCCTTTCGGTCTGGCGACTTATCTGGCAACTCGCCGGGCTCGTCGGAACCGACCCCGGACCGTTGACGCTCCGGGAACTCGTGTGGATGGCCGAGGCCCGGTGCCGGGAGGCGTGGAATCACACGAGCGCGGTGATGGCGCTGCTGGCAAACATCCACCGGGATCCCAAGAGAGGGAAGGCTTTCAAGCCGTCGGACTTCAATCCGTACGAGGTGAAGCGCGGCCAGGGCGTTCCGCTTCGGGCGGGGAACATTGGTCTGCTGAAACAGGTCTTTGTCAGGCGCGGGAAGGGAGGAGACGTATGAGACGACTGGCGATGTTGGGAGTGGTGTGGTGGATCGTGCTCATCCCGACCGGGGCCCTGGGGTGTCAGGCGATCCAGGTGCCGACCGAACGGCAGGCCCTTCGGGCAAGCGCGGACGTGTACGCGACGACCGTGATGTTGCTTGCCGAATACCGTCGCGCCGGCTTCATCGACGATGAGGCGGCCGAGCGGATCAACACGGCCATGCGACTTGCACGGGCAGCGCTGAACGAGTGGTACGCGGCCGTCAAGGAGAACCGGCCTGTGAGCGAGGCCGTCTCGAACTTCAACCGTCAGCTCCAGGTCCTTCTGGATGAGAAGTTGGCCGCAGACAGGAGGCGGGTGAAATGACTGACCTCACGAACATTCTGATCCTGATCCACCTGATCACCGAAGCCACGGGGCTCGTGGCGCGGGCCATCGAGGCCGGCAGGGACGTGACGGACGAGGAACTCGCGGCCGTCTTCGCCCGGTGTGACCGGGCTGACGCCGCGTGGGATAAGGCGAACGCCGAAGGAACAGACAAGGGGCAGACCGATGGCTGACGAGAAGAACGTCGTCGTCCAGTGGCTCGAAGGGAAGAAGACCTACGCCGTGGCGGTCACGATCCTGGTGTGCGGTGTCCTCCAGCTGTACGGCGTCGAGATCCCGGAGTTCGTGTGGGCTGCGCTGGTTGCGTTCGGCCTCGGCTTTCTCCGTGCGGGAGTCGCCAAGGGCCAGGGGTAACCGATGGTCTCGTCACGCGGTATCCGAGCGGGCGCGGCTTACGTCGAACTGTACGCCCACGATTCGAAGCTCGTCCGCGGCCTGAAGCGGGCCTCCAGGCGCCTCAAGGCGTTCGGCGCGAACGTCCGCAACATCGGTGCGCGCCTCGTCAAGGCGAGCGCCGTCATGGCTACACCGCTCGTGGCCGGCGCCAAGGTCTACGCCGACTTCGAGCAGCAGATGGCCAACGTTGCCACGATGCTCGACAAGCCTGCTGACCACATGGACGCCTTCAAGAAGGGCATCCGGTCGATGGCGGTGGAGTTCGGCGAATCGACCGAGGCGCTGGCCGGTGGACTGTACGACATCCTGTCGGCCAGCATTCCCGCCGAGAAGGCCCTGGAGGTCCTGGCCGTTGCTTCCAGGGCAGCGAAGGCAGGGCTCACGGACACGAAGACGGCAGCCGACGCCATCACGACGGTCCTGAACTCGTACGGCCTCGCGGCGGAGCACGCGGGTGCTGTCTCCGACCTCCTCTTCTCCGTGGTCAAGCGCGGCAAGACGACCTTCGCCGAACTCGCCCC